TAATATTGCTGTAACAACGAGCGATATGGAAATTCTTCTTGAGGAAGCATTGAATGGAGGGAAAGACAATGTTTTTGTTAGTTCTATTTCAACAAATAAGTCCGCGGGTTTACCATGGACATTGACACCGGATATGAAGAAGAGTGATTATCTTAATGTCAATCCTGTAACAGGACAATTAACATTCAATGAAACGAGTGGTCAAAGACTGAAGAAACGGATAGAGTTTAAACTTCGAGAGGCGAAAGCTAAAAGGAGATTAATAAGTTTCAGTAATTCTAAGATCAAGGATGCACTCGTCAAAAAGAAATGTGTTCCAATAGGAAAGGTGAGAGTATATCATTGTATACCGGTTGATAAAATAGTATGTGATGCTGCGCTGTTTGGAAACTTCAAGGAGGCATTTATGTCTCGTTTTGTTGATATGAACCACGCAGTTGGAACTGACCCTCATACAACAGATTGGAATGTTATTGCAGATAAAATGCGACAGCACTCTAATTACTTCGATGTAGATTTTGAAAATTACGATAAATATCTACATGGGGAATTGATGACTACAGTCTTCAACATCATAAGACGTGTGATTCAATTAGTCGCTCCCGATGAATGGGACGATGCGCGAGCTATCTTAGCAGAAGAGAGCATACAAACATATGTTGTAGATTATGATACCGTATATAAAACCAAGAGAGGAAATAAAAGCGGAGAATTTCTAACAACTATTGTTAATTGTATTGCAAACGATATCTTATCATTTTATGTGTGGATTAAAGCAGTAGATAATTCAGACATTCAACTATTTAGGGAGAATGTCAACATCGTCAGTTTTGGTGATGATAAAATCGAAAGTGTCAGTGATACTTATGCAGATAAGTATAACTATATGACAGCTAAAGCTGTATTAGAGAAAGTGGGACATAAGATCACCCCAGGATCTAAGGACGGAATTGAGCAACCATTCACACAATTTGAGAATTTACAATTTTTAAAAAGAGCGTTTAAATTAATTGACGGTAAATGGGTTGCACCCCTTTTGCAAAGATCAATAGAATCTCCTTTTGTGTGGACGCAAATTCTAGAGAATGAACATGAGATCTGGGCTGAATTGATAAAACAAACAATCGATGAAGCTCTTCTTCATTCAAAGGAATATTTTGATGAGATATGCGCAAAGTTAAGAAAGTGTGAAAACGCATCTCTACTTATGAGGATATCTCATATAATCTCTCGAGATTATGAAGCTGCTAAAGCAGCTTACTTCCAAAGATACCTCAGAAAATGAAATTTCATATGAATCCTAGACAAAAATTGCAAATGTTGCTAGACGGTAAATCTTATACAATTAAGAAAACCGAAACTAAGACTGGACCAGATGAAAAACCTGAATGGAAGGTAACTCTATATGTAAAAATATGGGGATTTGAGTTTAAAGGCACTGGAGTGGGACCGACGATTAGAGCGGCGAAAGACATTGCAGCTGAATTTATTTCTCAAGAAATTAAGAAAGGAAATTGTAGACAATGAGTGATTTAGATGAAGTAGTATTTGGAGGTAACACAACCTTATGGAATGTTCTCGACACCGAGAACGTTACCAATTTAAATGTAGAGTTCGCTCGACTAGAAGAACAAGTTGTGACTTTAGGAAGAACAGTGGACAATAACTACAATATTCAAAACGATAGGTTGACGGTTTTGAATACGCAAGTGAACAACTTAAACTCTGAGGTTGACACTCTGAGTTCGGAAATTAATG